GACTGGATTGCAACCGGTGCGGATGGTTCGCACTGGATTATCCCGAATGCTTTATATGAGCAACAGTATGGCGAGCTACCGGTGATTCCAAAAGCGGTAGCTGACTACATGAAGGACTGCAAGAATCCAATCAATTCAGCCTTCCATTCTGCACTCTACGAAGCATTCGACGAGCTTTTTGCCACATCTCAGGATGTGGAACATTGGATCGAGCATAATTCGGACGTCTTTGCCCGTGCGTGGCTTGATGGTTATACCGTGGAGGAGGACAAATGAAACAAATATTTGAATTCCTTTGTAACTCTTCTCCGTTGCAATTGATAGGGTATTTGATAACGTCAGTTGGCGTATTGCTGTTTATTGAATCAGTAATTTGGTGGGTGAACAGGCATGACTGACATCGAATACGCCAAAGCAATCAGGGAGAAAGCCACGGTTGCCAACCTGGAAATGAACGTGGCACTGACAACTGAGCAACAGGCACAAATTGGTCAGGACTTCATTGCTGACATTATGGAGTTGAGTGATCGCGAGAGTAAACAAAAAGCCGCCTATTAAGGCGACCAGTCACAGGACCACTCGAATGACCGTTGTCAGTATAACATATAAAAGCGTCGTATCTGTTGAGGAGAATACGACGCTAGGAATTAAAGCAACTATAATATACACCACACGATATATTTAGGCAACCCTAAACATGTGCGCTGCTAGACTACAATATTTGAAAGGGGAACTGGTAGTGAAACGCTCAACTATTAGAAAAGTAGAAGATATTTTGCGCGATTATCCCAAAATTGACAAGTATATCGAGAAGCGTGAACAAGAATTACGTTATCCAACTGTACCACGTGATGATAATGTCGGAGGTGGCAAGGCACAATACAAATACCCAGATACGGCGTTAAATACGCTCATTACAATTGACGATGATCGGCGCATTAACACATTGAAGCGTCAGCGAGAAGTGATTGATGATTGTTTAGACGGTGTTGGCCGTGATACAGAAGTAATTATAAATGAGCTATACTTTAAGAAACATCAGCAATACACAATCGACGGATTAATTGCAAATCACATGATAAATGTTAGCCGTCGAAAAGCGTTCGACTTAAAGAAAACTTTTATCAATGATTGCGCTAAGGGGTTTGGATTGTATGAAATATAAAAACGTGCACTAATCGTGCACTTTTGACCCCTATAATCGTGCTAAATTTGTAGTATGCCAAATGTGATTGACGTGCATGAAGTAATCCTCCAAATTACAGACTGGTAATCGCCGTGGGCTAATTGGTAAGCCACAATGGGATGTAGGTTCGAGGCCTACCGGCGATATAGTTATGCAGTATGGCCACTCATGAGGACTAAAACTGTGTAACGTGTGCTTGTAACTGGTATCGATCAGCCAGAAGAAAGGCGGTTTGAATCCGTGTGTGGTTCGATTCCGCACCAAGCACATTGACCCAAGCAGCTAGGTTACTGACTGTTATTGACTTGTTTTAGGAACGGTTATAATAATATCCCTAAAAAATAATAGGTAGTTGAGGCTTTTTTTGCTATGCTTTAATTAGTTATTAATTTGAAGGGATGATAATATGGCAATTTATGATACTGGAAAATACAATATATGGGGAGGGGAAACTATCGTGAAAGCATCCTATGTTTGTGGATATTGTGGTCAAAAGGTGACTAGTAACAGGGGGATGGCCTTAGAGTATGCTAACAATGTTAATCGTGGGGTCAACGACAAACCTTACGGTGTATTTGTATGTACGAACTGTAACCTTCCGACATTTATCTATGATGACGTACAGGTTCCAGGTAGTAATTTTGGTGAAGAAATAAACTCAGCACCAGAAAAAGTGACTGAAATATACAACGAAGCAAGAAAGTCCTATTCTACTGGAGCTTTTACGGGTGTAATTTTGTTGTGTCGAGTTTTATTAAATCATATTGCGGTATCTTTAGGTGCTGATGATGACAAGACTTTTGCTTTTTACGTCAGTTATTTGGCTGAAAATCATTATATTCCAACTGGAAGTAGTGAGTGGATTGACTCTATACGAAAGCTCGGAAATACAGCTAATCATGATTTGGCTATTAATACTCGTGCTGAAGCTGAAACCATAATTAAATTTTGTGAAATGTTATTAAAGATTACGTATGAGTATCCTAGTACAGCTCGAAATCTATTGAATGATTCTAACCGCTAGTAGATTGTACTTCAAACTGCTCTCGCTTATTGGCGGGAGTTTTTGTATAGTTATCTTTTCGAATTTGGTATAATGATGTAGAATAAACATGTTAGGAGGTAGTATGGCATGCAAAATTTTATTAGTTTAACAGTTAAAACAATCAATGATGTAGTTATGCTCCCGATTATACTTGGTAAAACAAAAAAGGTTGGTATTAAGAACAACGTTTCAAAAACGGTTGGCGGTTTTACCACTGAAGATTGGAAAAATATCGGTAAAGATATGAAACAGGGACTAATACGCTATGGAAAATAATGACGAATCGGCACTTTCTGACAAAGCTAATCAATTAAGTGATACGGACCAAGAGATTCTTGATCAAGTCAAAAAACTACCGATTTCAGAGGAAAAGAAGAATGACATCATTGCCACTATGGAAATGTATAGTGGCCCTATCCCTCATCCTAAAATATTGGCAGGATATCAGTCGTTATATAAAAATGCAGCGGAAGAAATTATTGAAAATGGGTTGGACGAGTCAAGACATCGAAGAACATTAGAGACGGCTAGGCAAACAAGAAGGGGCCATTTAGCCTGGGCTTCAATGATTATTTTGGCTTTTTTCTCTGTTGCATTCATAATTGGTTCGTTTGTTCTCATAGTGAATGGGCATGAAGTTATTGGGTCTATTTTTGGTGGTGGCGCATTCATCACTTTTGCCGCAACATTTTTAAATAATATTACGGAGTTGACCAGCAATGATGACATTGCATCAAGCAAAGAAGAGCAGAAATGAGCAAGCCCAGTTAATCACTGGGCTTTTTTAATACATAAATTTAGGAGTGACGTCATGGCAGTAATGGTTCACAGCAAATATGGGTACGAGCCGCCTGAATGGGTGCAGGCTGATGCTCGGCTAGATAGGTGGTACAAGGACAAAAAGCGTCGTGCTAAACAGCATGGCGCTTTTAGTTTGGATAAGAAACGGAGGAAGCAACATGTTTGGAAAAAATAGGACAGCACCAGTGCCAGCTCATGGGAAGCACTCACTTAGTCTTAAACCAAAGAAAGTGAGTGATCCGCTAAAAGGCTTTATTCCTGACGACGCTGGTCGTGTTCGTATATCTGATGAAGTATTGGATTCAATCGTTGATCAGGTGGAAGCACACATGTTGAAGCGTAGTAAAGGTAAACTAAATAAAGTAATTAAAGGCCCTGACAAGCGGCTTAACAATGGTGAATCGGGCACTGATAAACCAATTGCTACTAAGCAACCACGTGTTCGTATTGAGTTTGATGACATTGCTGGCACACCTAAAGTATTCATTGACGGCGTTGAGCAGGAGAGTGTACAACATATTAATTTAACTTGGTATAAGCCTGATACGGAAGGCGACTACGCACATGGGCGTTGTCGTATTGAAATGGCAGATAAGCAACGCAGACTGCATGGCATTGGCCAAGGCAAATAGTCATGCAATTGAAAGTGTGCCGGAAATCAGGGTGCGACAATACTATTCCATACGAACAAAAGAATCCGTATTGCAATATTCATAGTTCACTCTATCATCCGTTTCATTACAATACTACGCAACGCAGACAGTCATACAGCCAGTACAATCGTTACAAGCGGGACAAGGAAGCGAACCGCTTCTATCACACGAAACGTTGGGCTAACATGAGTCTCATGTTAAAGCGACGTGCTTACTTTACTTGTGCGGTCTGTGGTCATACGTATGATAAACCTGGCTACTTGGTTACAGATCATATAGTACCGAGAAGAGTAGATAAGCGTAAACAACTTGATGTTGAAAACTTGTGGGTGATATGTAAGAGGTGTCACTATTGGAAAGGCATGTTCGAATCAACGGCATACCGTTCAGACTCACTGATTGATAACCTTGACGTTAGTAAGCACTGGGATAAGGAACAGATCAAGGAATGGATATTGAACAAGGAGAGCCCAAAAGTTGACCATCCCGATTAAGGAGGGTTACCATCCGTTAAGCAATGACCATCCGTTCTCACAATGTCCAAGCAATTGATTGACAGTCGCTTTAAGCAGAGAAGACGGACAAGCTATAAATTTTACACATGATTGAATGCTGGTTCACATTTTAAACACCGTGAGAGCTTGTTTAAGACATTTTTAAATTTTTGGATGAATTGTGAGTAGCCAAAATAAAAAACACCCCCCCGCCCATGGTAGCTAGGCCAGAGCTCACATATGCGCCATCCTTCTCTCTCAAAAGTAAAAAAAACAAAAAATATTGGGCTTTTTAAGGCTCAAATGCTGTTAAATCAACAAAGCGAGCTTTTTTTGTAGCCAATATAAGCCAAAAATCGCCAAGAATCAAAATAAATTAGTGAAATGGAGGTGTTGATCATGGTGAATTCTAGTAAAAGCAAATTAAAAATTGTGACAAGCAAAAAAGTGACGAATATTAATGGGACTAGCAATTTGGATGATATTCAGATTACACCCCCGGCTCATTTAATGAAAAATGCCCAAACTATTTGGCGGGTGTTAGTACCTGAAATTAAAAAAATGGGATATTTGAAGCGCATTGACCAGCCTAATTTAGAACTTTACTGTACTTATTATGCGATGTACTTAGATGCTGAGAATAGTTTAAACAACTATGGGGCCTATCTAACTGCTAAGGACGGAACACCGGTTAAAAAGTCGCCTCAAGCGATTCAGCTTAATGACTGTGTTCGTAATTTAAAGTCTTTAGGCTATGAAATGGGATTTTCGTTTGATGCTGGTTTACGACAGCTGACAGTTTCCAAGCCACATCAAAAGAAATGCGAATCACCATTAAAGGAGGTAAATTTCGGTGCAGATGTATGATTTTACTAACGTTAAGGATATAAAAGCACATATTGCTTCGACCGAATCCTCGTATCATGGCTTGCTAGACCAGTATAAGGATGCTGGCACTAAATATGCTTACGATGTTTTGTTTACTGACAAATATCTCACTTGTAGAGATGTTCAACTTGCGTGCGTACGTCACCTACAAGACTTATTAAGACAAGGCGACGACAATTTCCCATACAATTATGATGAAAAATTCGTTGCTTTAATTGAATATTTTTGTCGCCTATTACCAAATCCGGATGATACGACACAAAAAATCAAGCCACAACATTGGCAATCATTTATTTTAGACAGCCTAATCGGTTGGCGTACGCCTAATGCGGGTGTACGTTTCAATACTGCCAATATTTCAATTGCTCGTCGTCAAGGTAAAACGTGGTTGGCATCAATGCTGGTAAATTTTTATTATTTTGTTGTTTGCTGGAATGCCACTTCTCAAGACTTACTAGTAGCCAGTTATGATAGCGAGCACGCTAGTAAGCTGTTCAATGATGTTTCTTTACAAGCTAAAGAACTTATTAATCAACCGGATTTTGCTGATGGTGCTAAGGAAAAAGGGGTAGATGCACAAACTACGCAAGTTATCGGGAAAATAAATAAGAACATTATCCGTAAAGGCACTTCACAGGGTGGTGGATTTGATTCGTTCCATAATGCCATTGCTATTTTTGATGAAATTGGCAATTTGAAACCAGCGCTTAATGAAACGTTAAAGCAGATTACATCAGGTCAAAACGGTATCAAAAATCGGATGTTCGTTAAAATTTCGACTGCTTATCCAGATATTAAAGTTAAATTCAAACATGATGAAGATGTTACCCGAAGCGCTATTGAACACGACGCGATTAGAGATGCAGATACTACTTTTCAAATTATTTACCAACAGGATGATGAAAGTGAAGTCTTTGAGGAAGATACGTGGGAAAAGTCCAATCCACTATTAGCTGAACTAAAAGGTGAAAAACGTCGTGTGCTGTTGGAAAGTTTGATTCAAGACCGTAACGATAACGATCGTGAAGGTACTCTTGAAACCTTTGTTAATAAGTCGCTCAATATTTGGAGCCGACGCTTTAAAAATAGCTACTTGTCATTAAGCAATATCAACGAAAACATTACTAGTGATTTTAATGTTGATAATCGTGAGGTTTATATCGGATTTGACGCTAGCCAAGTGAACGATAATACATCATACGGCTTTGAATTTCCCTTTCAAGAGAATGGCAAACATATGTTTTTTGCAAAGCAATATAGTTTTATTCCGTTTGCACAGGCTAAAACATTGGAGTCCAAAAGCAAGCAAGACGGTCTTGACTATCAACAACTTGCACAACAGGGCTTCTGTGAGATTACCAACACGCCTTCCGGAACCATTAATCCCAACCAGGTTTATGAGTGGTTAGTAGATTATGTCAAGCGGCACCATTTGAAAGTCCGCGCCGTTTGTGCTGATCCTAACTTGGCTAAATGGTTTATTAAACGTATTAGCAATTACCAGCCGAGCTGGCCGTTGATTGAAGTGGCACCTACATCGTGGAAACTTTCTAACCCGACTAAGGATTTTCAATCCCAGTTTTTAAATGGCGATATTAAAATTTTAGACGATCCTCTACTAATAGATGGGCTAAATAACGCTATTTTGGTGGAAGATAAAGGTGGTGGCGTTAAAATCGACCGTCAAAATCGGACAAGCGATCACATTGATACTACCGATGCATTAATTAACGCGCATTACAGAGCACAATATTATTATCAAGATTTTCATGATGAAGATGGCTATAACCCGATGAATAACATGAACCGTGAAGAACGTAAAGCGTATTTTAAATCTATGTTTGGCGGTTAAGGTGGTGAAAAACAATGATCGAAAGATTTAAAATTATTATGCAAGCATTTTTTGGCGATTGGCTAAGCGTTATTTTGTTTTTAACCGGTGTCATTCTGCTTTCAGTGGCAGCATTTGCGGTTAACTTGATTATGGGGCTTCTTGTTTCCGGAATTTTGCTGATTGTCATGGCTTGCTTGCTAGATAAAGAAAGAGGGTGATAGAGTATGGGACTATTAACACCCCGAGGATATAAACGTTCTAAGACTAAAAATATGGTGTATCCCAGCACTAGTGACCTTTTTTTATCAACAATTGGTGGCTTGCCGATTTCGTATGTTGATTCAGGGAACGTCCTGAAAGATTCCAATGTATTTTCAGTTATTAACCGTATTTCAAGTGATATTGCTTCGGCTCACTTTAAAACAGAAAGCGCTAGTGCTAAAAGGCGACTGGAAAATCCGAGTGATTTAATCAGTCGTTTTTCATTTTGGCAAGGCGTAATGATTCAACTAGCTCTTGCTGGAAATGCTTATGTACCATTAGTCGGAAATAATTTAGAACACGTGCCGCCTTCGGACGTTCAAATCAATTATTTGCCAGGAAATACTGGAATTATTTATACAATCCAAGAGAGCAACGACCGGCCGAAAATGCAGTTAACTGCCGACCAAATGTTGCATTTTAGATTGATGCCAGACCCTAATTATCGTTATTTAATAGGAAAATCCCCGCTTGAAAGCTTGGGGAATACCCTAACAATTGCACAAAAAACAACGGATTCAAATTTGAAGACGTTGAATAATCAAATTAATTCCGCTGGCAAGCTTAAAATCAGCAACTTTATTGACACTGGCGAAGACTTGGAAGACGCCCGAGCCATGTTCGAAAAGGCTAATACTGGGGCTAACGCTGGCCGACTAATGACATTGCCGGAAGGATTCGACTATGAACCGTTTGAGATGAAAGCTGATGTATTTAAAGCACTCAACGAGAACGCTAGTTTTTCAGCTGACCAAATTTCGACTGCGTTCGGGATTCCTAGTGACATGCTTGGCGGTGGCTCATCAACTGAAAGTCAACATAGCAATAGTGACCAAATTAAAAGTTTATATTTGTCTAACCTTAATACGTACACTAATCCGCTATTAGACGAGCTGAAATTAAAGCTTAATGCACCGGACCTTGCTCTAGACATCAAAAACATGCTAGACGTCGATGATTCTATGCTGATAAATCAAGTGTCAAGTTTAGCAAACGCTGGTGCACTAAGTCCTAATCAAGCGCAATTTTTACTTCAAAGATCGGGCTTCTTACCGCAAAACTTGCCAGATTATGAGCCACAAGGCGAAGGAGGTGAAAGTAATGACGATTAAAGTAAAGGGCATGATAACTAATGATGATGATGCACCTATTTATCGTGATTGGTTTGGCATGACAGTTGTATCCCCAGCTGATGTAATCGGTGCACTCCCGGCGGACAACTCTGATGTGGAATTGGAGATTGCATCCAACGGTGGTGAAGTGACCCCGGCAACAGAAATTTACACAGCGCTAAAGAATTACCAAGGGAATGTTACCGCACAGATTGTTGCTAACGCTTATTCTGCTGGTACAATTATTGCGATGGGGGCCGGCAAGGTGCAAATGTCACCTGGGGCCCAAATGATGATTCATAACGCTTCGAACGAAGCAGAAGGCAATTATCACGACATGGATCAAGCATCGCAAATGTTGCAGAGTACGAACAAGGCCATTGCGAATATGTATGCTGTCAAGACTGGCAAGCCTGTTCAAACTTTTTTAGATTTAATGGACAGTACAACTTGGATGGACGCTGACAAAGCAATTGAGCTAGGCCTTGCTGATGAATTAGTTGATTTTACACCAGTTACTAATTTATTTAATACATCGCTAGTTCCTTATCAAGCACTCAACAAAATCAAAAACTTAATTGCCAAAAACAAGCAATTAGAAAATAACAATAATAATGGTCAACTTAGTGAGCACGAAAAATTAGTGCAAGCTAAGCTGGCTATTTTTAATAAAGGAGACTTTTAAACATGTTTAAACAATTACAGGCCACATTCGATAAGGTAAGTGCGGAATGTGCTGACCTTAATGCCAAGGTAGCGGCCGCATTACAAGACGATAATTTCGATGCGGATGCTTATCATAAGTTACAAGATGAGTTATCCGCTAAGAAAACGCGTCGAGATGCCTTGAATGATCAATTACAGGAACTCTCGGCTGAAAATAAGCAGCCAAAGAAGCCTGAAAACAACCAAGGTCAAGGAACTCCGCTTAACCCTAAAGGTGGCGAAGATAATTTAGCCAAGCAAAAATCTGCAATTAACACGTTTATCCATTCGCGGGGGGCTAAGGTAACCAATGATGCGGCAACGTCGGTAACCTCGACGGGAATTGAACCGTTGGTACCTGAAACAATTATTTACAATCCTTCAGCCGAGATCAACTCAGTCGTTGACTTGTCGACCCTGGTCACCAAAACACCAGTAACCACGCCTAAAGGAACTTACCCAATTTTGAAACGGGCAGACGATAGCTTTAGCAGTGTTGCTGAATTGCAAGAAAATCCGTCATTAGCTGCACCTGAATTTACCGACGTCGACTGGTCGGTAGCAACATACCGTGGTGCTATTCCAATTTCAGAAGAATCAATTGCCGATGCACAAGTTGATTTAACTGCATTAATTGGTCAAAACATTGGTGAAAAGCGAGTTAATACGGTTAACAAGTTGATTTCCCCAGTTTTAGAAGGGTTCACGGCTGTTAGCACCACGTCATCCACGCTTGCTGATGATATTAAACAAGTGTTGAATGTCAAGCTAGATCAAGCCTATGCTCGTGACTTAGTTGTTTCAGCATCTTTCTATCAAATCCTAGATACGTTGAAGGATAATAACGGTCAATATTTGCTCCATCAAGATATTACCGGCAAGTCTGGCACTACTATTTTCGGTGTCCCAGTGCATATTGTGAACGATACCTTGCTTGGCTCCGACGGTGAGGCTCACGCATTTATTGGTGATTTAAAGCGTGGCGTTTTATTTGTTGATCGGCAAGAAGTTTCTTTAGCCTGGATGAAGAGCGAAATTTATGGCCAATATCTTGGCGCAGCTATGCGTTTTGGCGTTTCTAAGGCTGACGAAAATGCCGGTTATTTCTTAACGGTGAGTAAGTGATGGAGGAAACACCTCATCTAACGCTAGTTCAACTGCTAGTGCTGCTTCCTCAGCAACTAGCGGTCAATAAATAATTTTTTAGTCGCCAATAAATAAACAGTACCTAGTGGGGCGGCTATATTGGAGGTGATGTCATGGCTGGTATTGATAGTGGTATCACAGTTGAAAATATGCAGGATTATTTAAACGTTGATGGTGATGAATCTGTTATCCAAAGCTTAATTTCAATGGCAGAAAGCGATGTTATCGGAAATATCGATGACACTATACCAGTTGAAACTTATCGGAAATACTATCAATTTAATCAGGCCGTTCGTGTTATGGTTGATTTTATGTATTTTAATCGTGGAAACTTGGGCGTGACATATAGTAGCGGCAATAACGCTTCTCAAGTACCGTATCCGGCGCCTTATTTATATCTGATTAATGGAATTAGATGGAAGATTCGGAGGGATTACAGTGAAAATAGCGGTCAATCGCTTCAATCAAAAAATTAGTTTTGGCACTATTAAAACAGTTGAAAACAATAATACTGGTGATTATGACGAGTCCTTTGTGCCTACTATTTCACTACATTGTGCGTTATATAATCGATCAATTACCCAAAGTTATCAGATCTTAGGAACTTCGTTGGAAGATACAATTGTTGTGGCAATTCGATCCACAAATGAGCTGAGTAAACAGTTACTAGCTAGTTATGGTGATGTAGTTTATCAGATTATAGATGTGTCTAAAGATTCAACTGGCAAGCCGGTAGCATATGATCTGTTAACGCTTAAAAAATATGTGAAAAAGGGGTGATATAAATGGAATTAGACGCTCAAATGCAGTCATGGCTTCATGGCGTCAGAGATTTAATCCCTAACACGTCCGTAAAATCAGCAATGACAGCTGCTGAAGCGCAAGCATACGCAAAAGTGTTACGTAAAAATACACCACGATCCGACAATGACGATAGCAAGTATGGTCATTTACAAGACAACATTGCGATTCAAAACAGTGATGTAGACGGCATTGTTAATGGTAATGCGTTAGCTGGTTTTGGCAAGAAAGCGTATATTGCTAGATTCTTGAATGATGGGACCGTAAAGATGGCAGCAACTCATTTTGTTGACGATTCTAGACGAGAATCTCAGGAAGCAGCCTTTAAAGCCGGTATGGCAGTTTACAAAGCCAAAACGGGTGGTGAATAGTATGCAACTACCTGTAATTCAAGCTGAGAACTTGTTGAAAACGGTCAATTATGACTGGATTGACAACATTTATCGTGGTTCCATTCCTAAAAGTGCCGATAATGCTGGTACAACCACAGATGTTGTTATTACTGAATCAGAAAACGCACCTAACAATTACGCTAATAGTCAGTTCAAACACTGGGCGTTAGGTGTAGAAGTACAAATTTTTTACAAAAAAGCCAATCAAACCGACATTTTGTCAGCAGAAATCGAGCTGGCTAAAATGTTTATTGCAAATGGTTGGCGTGTCGAACAATCTAAAAATCACACTAAAGACCCAGATACCGGACAGGTAACCAAGGTCTTTTATTTTACCAAAATTGAAATTATTTAAAAGGAGCATTTAATATGTCAAAACATAATATTCTTGATGTCACTTTTGCCTCACTCGATGATAGTGGCGATTTAATTGCAGATGCTACCAAAGGCTTATCTGCTGATGGCATTTACATCGCTGATCATCGTGGTGAAGGCTTTGCTACTGCTAACGTCACTGCAATCGAAGCTGCTGGGACACCAGGCTGGGCGAATGGCAAGATTAAGCGAATTGCCTATCCAAAATCAGTTCCATCAATTGCTTTAACGGCTTTAGACCTGGACTGGGGAATTAACAATAAGCTACGTGGTTACGTGCAAGATACTAAGTCTGGTGCTTGGCTATTGCAAACACCTAAGCCACACATTGCAGTAATTATTCGATCACAAGCGTTTGACAATTCTATTTTCTACGAATGTTTTAATAATGTTGAATTTGTTCAAGAAACGTCAAACAACTCCACTGACAACACGGCTGAAAGCGATGATTCAACTGCTTTGACGGGGCAGGCATTAACACCGTTGAAATCAGATATCTTCATTAACCCGAATACTGGTGTTCAACAACCATACATGATTGCTAACTCTGCTGATACTGGTTTTGACTTAGCAAAACTTTATGCAGAAGTATTTGGTGGTTATGTATTATCTACAACCGGATCGACCACAGGCTCTACGACTGGTTCAACTACAAAAGGTTAATGCTAACACAGGCCGGCTCTTAGGTCCGCCTGTTACATAGTACTAAATAAAAACAAAAGAGGTTAATATATTATGAAATTATCGACAAAAATTACAAAGAAGTATTTTGGAATTGCTAAGGCTCAAGATGTCAAGGTAACGATTGGCTTAGAAGATGATGTAGCAAACATTCAATTAACTATGCTAGAAAGTGGGTTAGATGATGATGCTACTGAAGTCGATTATTTAAAAGAACAATTAAAGCTAACTCGTACCATGATGGATTTTGTGCAAAAAGTTGTGAAATATACTGATAAGCAAATTGAAACGATTAAAGACTCTATTTCTGGTGAAGAACTTGGCCTAGGTGTTGGCATGCTAATTGCCAAAATTGACGGTGCCACTGATGAAGATGTGTTAAAAGCCGAAGAAGCTAACAAAAACGCACGAGACAAAGCCCAAGAGTCAAAATAAATCGCCAACATTATCAAATGGAACTGCGCAAAAAGATTGCTGAACTAAAAAATCGTCACGAAGATTTACGGCTGCTTGAACAAAACTTAATACACGAAGGTTTGTTGCCAGATCAAGTTGAGCAACAGCCTTTTGCTTTGTTCATGGAAACATTGGCTGCTCGTGAGAAAAAGGATCGAGAATATATTGATCCACGTGAAGCAATTATGTCGTCTTACATGCAATGATAATGTTGGCTGGAAGGAGCAAAAATAATGGCCAAAGTTCAAAATGAAATGGCGACACGCATTACAATTGATTCAATTGGCGCTGTAAAAAGCTACAAAGCCCTAACTGATGCTGTCAAAGCTTCTATGAATGCTTGGAAAGCTAGTGAGGTTCAGTTAAAATCGGCTGGCCAATATCAAGAAGCTGCCAAGGCTAAAGTTGAAGGGCTAACTAAGTCTATTGATTTACAAAAAGGAAAATTAGGCGAATTAAAAGCCCGTCAACAAGACATTGACAAGTCTACAAAAGAGGGCCAAGAAGCTTATTTTAAGCTTGAAAATCAAATTGCTAGTGCCACTAAACAGTTAGGCAACTATGAGGGGCAATTAAAGCGTGCAAAAAGCTCTGCTACTTACTACACAAGTGGCCTAGCTGAATTACAAAAAGGCTATAAGCAGAGTACTAATGCCAGTAAAGCATATACTGACCGCTTAGAAGCTGAAGGAAAACAGGCCGAAGCTGGCAAAGCTAAACTAGCTGGCTTGAAGCAAAGCTATGCCAATTTGTATGCTCAGCTTAAGCTGCAAAAAGATGAATTGACCAAAGTGGCCAGTGAGAGTGGCTTAACATCTGAAAAATATGCCAAGCAAAGAGTCAGAGTGGAAGAAACAACCACAGCTATGGCTAAACAAAAATCAGAGGTTGCTTCACTAACGGTAAAGTATGGCACGATGAGTAGTACAATGACCAAACTGTCAGACAGAGCTGCACTTGTTAAAGATAAGTTCAGGACTGTTGCCAGTGGTTTTAAATCAGTAGCGACTGCTGCAAGTGTTGGCGTTGCTGGAGTAACGGCGGCTAGTGTTGCTGGTGCTAAAAAAGCTTCTACTTTACAGAATATTTACAAGCAAAACCAAAATTTGTTAGTGACCAGTGGCGATTCAGCCAAGTCTGCAATCAAGGCCGTTACTGAAATGCAAAAAGATGGGCAAAAATATTCAGTTAAGTATGGGCTCTCTCAAAAAGAAATCGCTGAGCAATATCAAGATTTAATCAAACGTGGGCACACAGCTAAAGAATCGCTAGCAGTGATGAAAACTGAGCTACAAGCCAGTGTAGCGTCTGGCGATGATTTTCAAGATGTTGTTAAAGTTTCAAGCCAAGTGCTTGAAGCGTTCGGCATGAAAACTAACAATACTGCCAAAATGATGGCATCGACTAAGCGTGTTGTTAATGACTTGGCATATTCAGCTGATGTCACTGCAACTGATTTCCATAGCTTAGGAAAAGGCATGGAATACGTTGGGGATTCGGCTAATAATGCTGGCTTTAGTGTTGAGGAAACTAGTGCAGCTTTAGGTGAACTCTCTAACCACGGCCTTGAAGCAGATAAAGCTGGTACAGGGCTGCGTAAAACGATTAATAGCTTGGCTGATCCTAGCGATGCAGCCACTGGGGCACTTAAAAAGATTGGCATTACTTCAACCAAAGTGTTTCAAAAATCTAACGGCGATTTTAAATCCATGTCAGATATTATGGCAATTATGGAAAAGCATACCAAGAACTTAGGTGGTGCTGAAAAAGCTGCCGTATTTAAAGCAATTTTTGGTGCTACGGGTATGCAAGCCGCGCAAATATTGGCTGTTAATAATAAGGAGCTTGCGTCATTAACCAGTCAAGTAACCAAGGCTGGTAAGGAAGGTGACTATGTCCAAAAACTTGCCAATAAGAACAGCAATACGGCACAAATGAATGTCAAGCGTTTTAAAGAAGCTGCTGAAGCATTAGAGATCATGATGGGAGCTAAACTATTACCGACCATGACTGAAGCTGCTGATGACATGACCAAGGCTTTTAACAACAAAAGCACACAAAAAGGCTTAACTTTCCTAATTAATAATGTCAAAAATTTGCTGAATGGCATGCTTAAAGTAGTTGAGTTTATGGGTAACCATACTAAAACTGTAACAGCCTTTGGAGCAGCTTTAGGTGGCGTCTGGGCATTAGCCAAAGTAAACAAGTTTATCAAGCTAATCAAAGAAATGCGGGCTAATTTTGGCTTGGTTAATGACACTGTCAAAAGCCAATCGATTGTGAAAACTGTTGAGGCTGAGACGGCTGCCATTAGTGCCCAGAATGATGTATTGAAAACTAATAATGAGTTAGAAAGCGGCACTGAATTTTCAACTGGCGAGACCCGCATGTCCCGGCATACTAAATCTGCTTCAAAGTCTAGCTATTCAAATGTTGCCAACGACGTTGCAAGTAATGGTAATAGATGGAACTTAACAGACATTAAAAATGTCGAAAAGGAAACTGAAAAAGCCTCCAGTGAAACCTCTCGATGGTCGAGAGTTGTCGGTAAATTTAAAGGTGGTTTCAGTAAGGCGTTCAGTGGTTTAGGCTTCATTGTTAAGCGAGCAGGAAATGTCGTGGCTTTAGCCATCACAGCGTGGGACTTGGGTTCTAGTATTTCCAATGTCTTTAAGAAACCAAGTTTCAAAAATAAGATTAAACTAGAATCAAAAGCCACAGGTACTTTGATTGGTGGTACAATCGGCGCCCTTATAGGTGGCCCCGGTGGTGCTGTTATCGGTGCTTCAATTGGTGACCAAATTAGTAGTTCTAAAACCTTCCAAAAAGTTATAAAAGCTACTCATAATCTTTTTGACAGAGTGCGGAAGGATTACACGTCCAAAAAAGGAACTGAATATGCTTTGCTTGGTACAGTGAGAACGTCAAGTAGTGCATCTAAGAGTCAATATGAGAATTCTAAGATACGTTCAAATGCAAATATGACTAGTATCAGTGAATTTCAAAAAGGCGCTAAATCCGGTGGCATTACTGACGACTCTAATTCTGTTATTAATAGCATAAAAAAGAATTTAAATGGCTTGTCAGCGTCAGCATTCAAAGCTGGTGAAAGTGCCGTCAAAAGGCTTAAATCAGCATTCTCAAAGACCAATTTAAACTTTGGCAAGCTTGAATTCTCAGTTGATAACAAAAGTCTTAGCAAAGCTATGAAAGACAGTAAAGCCGGGTATAAGGCAATTACTGATACAGTGGTCAACTATGCTAAGAATAATGAAAGCAAGTCTAAGAAGACACTTCAGGCATGGGTCAAGTCAGGAATGATGTCAAAGCAGGACGCACAAACAGCTTTGGCTAATGAGAAGAAATATTATGATGGCCGAGTTAAAGATGCCAAAAACAGTGTATCTAAATTAGAGAATGTTGACAAGCAATATTATAAGTCAGCTAAGCAAGAAAACACCATGCACAACAAAGCTATGACTGGCATCAATAAGCAATATGGTTCAACCATTACTAAATTAGAGAGCACTCGAAATAAAGATATAAACAGGCTTACCCAAGGATATTATGTTAAGTACAAGGGGCAATACCTATCGGGCCAGTCTGGGATTGCTAAAATCAATAAGATTTATGGCAAAAAAATTAAAGACCAAGAAAAAGACAAAGATTCTGCCATTAATGCCGAAAACAAACGTCACCAAAACGCTTTAACTGCCGACTCTAATGCGGCTTTCAAGCGCCGTTTGAAACTGTTGTCAAAGGCTCAATCTAGTACCGATTTGATAATCCAGAACGGTAGTAGCAAGCAAAAATCTATTTTACGGTCTTTATCCAAAGCTTCTGGAAAAATAAGCAAGGGGCAAGCTGATAAACTTGTTCATGAAGCATACCGCACCTACAAGGGTGTGGTTAAACACGCTAATAATACTTACAAAGGCGCAAAAAATGCGGCTACCAAGAAGTACAAGTCTACCGTAGCGGCCGCACAAACAGAGTATTATCAAAATCATAGTATTTCCAAGAAACAAATGGACCGAATTGTGGATAATGCTACCACTCAGTACAAAGATACGGTTAAACAGGCTAAGAATCAACGAGATGATACGACAAAGCATGCCAAGCAACAGTATACTAATGTGACTAAGCAAGCTTCTAAACAGATGAAAGACCATGGTTATTACGTTGATAAAGAAACGGGGCACGTTAAGTCAAAGTGGTCAACTCTTGGTGGGTCATTAAGTCAGATTTGGGGCGGCATTAAATCAGGATTTAGCAGTTTATTATCACTGTTTGGCGCTAAGAGTAGTGGGGGTGGTTCTAGCCACAAGTCATCACACTCATCAAGTAGAGCCAGAGGCAAGTCTGGTGATATGGGACGCCGAATTGAAGCCAATGCCATTGGTGGTAAAGTTCGCAACGGTGTGGCCTTAGTTGGTGAAGCCGGTGCCGAATTAGCTTACGAACCGTACAGTGGTACAGCTCGGATCTTAGGTGATAACGGGCCTGAAATCACCAAGGTTTCCAAAGATGAAATCATTTTACCAGCTGACCAAACTAAACAAGTCTTAGAGGGCAACTATGGTAAAGGCCGTATGCTTCCCGGCTACGCTACTGGTTTCTTAGGGACGGCTGAACGAATTGCTAAATCAGCTGTTAACCTTGGCGAAAAGGCAATGGATAAGATTTCTGGTATGGTTTCAGCACCGATTAAATGGGTTAAAAACCACATTTTAGGTAAAATCAAATGGCCGGGCTTCGATAGTAGCTGGACGCTTAAAGGCGCCGAAGCCATTAAAGACGCAACGGTTGATAGAGTCAAGAACTTCGTTAAGAGCTTAGCAGATAAGCTGGGCGATTTTGGCACTGTTGGTAACGTCAAACTTGGCGGTAGCGTTGCTTCACGTGCACGGACGTTAGCTAGAGCGTTCAAGCACGCCTACCCCGCTTCTCAAAACGGTGGTATCGCTGGTATCTTAGGTAACTGGATTCAGGAATCTAATTTGAGTCCTTCCGCCGTCAACGCTAGTGACCACGGTACTGGTTTAGGGCAGTGGACTTTCACCCGTGAAACTGGGTTGAGAAATTGGTTGAGAAGACATGGCTACGCATGGAACTCTGCTGCTGGACAAATCGGCTACGCCTTAAATGAGCCTGGAGAAAACGGTATGCTAAAGGCTGTGTTGCGCATGACAAGTCCTACCGCCGCTGCTCAAAAGTTCTTTGCAACATGGGAATCAGGTGGCGCTATGGATTCCACTGGCAGCGCTCGTTTGAGCAATGCCTCTGCTGTATATCGTTATATTAAAGGCATGGAAAATGGAGGATTGGTTGATAAAGATCAAATAATCAGAATTGCTGAACATAACAAGCCTGAAATGGTGCTTCCATTGACTAATAAGAGTCGGGCTAACCAGTTAATCGCACAGGCTAGTCAAGTTGTAAATGGTAATACTAGCACACAGGTTGCGTCTACTAACAGTGAAAGTAATGAGAAGCTTGATAAAGTCATCTCACTATTGGCGGCTTTATTAGCTGGTCAAGGAAACGTACAAGCCGTTATTTCTAACGATTCCATAGTTAACGCAAACAAGAATTACACTAAGAAGACTTCACAGTATTCACAAATGATGGGGTACTAGTACCATAATCAAGGGTTGTCCTTAATTGGGCGCCCTTTTTACATAGTTAAACTAAAAAGGAGGTTAAATTGTGACCTTACAACGAGATGATTTTGAATATGCCGGTTTAAATAGCCGGGATGACCTACAGGTCGAAATGGGAAACGTGGTATTGCCTAGTGCACCGGCCATGGCTGAACAGGCGACTGATATACCCGCCATGTATGGTAACCAATTTAATGGCACCAACTACACTAGTCGGACGATTAGTATACCAGTGTCAATCTACTGTGCTGATAACCAAGACACCTTTAATCAGATAATGCACAATTTAAGCGGTCTGCTATTAAGCGATGACCCTAGTGATAATAACAAGGAGTACCCGCTAGTATTTGGCTTTGAACCTAATGTGACATATTGGGGGCATATTACCGCAATTAGTGACCCAGCCCCGATTAACACGGGTATGTATGACATGACACTAACCATTACCTTTGTGCAATCCGACCCACGGGCAACCCTGCCACAGGTTGAAACACCCTTAAAGAACGGTTTAAACACGATTACTGTTGATGGCACCGCTAGAACAGAACCAGTTATTCAAGTTGTGCCCAAGCGGGATTTAAAGCACATTGGCTTTACCCTAAATGGTGGTGAATATGGGCTAGGGCCGGATAGTGATGAAGACCAAGCGGTGGCGGTACAGCCTTATACGCAGGTTGTGAACAGTGATGTATTAAATACCATGGCTGAGTGGACTAATGATACCAATGCGATTGCTCAGATGAAGACCGCTGGCAAGTACATTTATCAAGGTGAAGCTGATAGCAACCGGGATACCCAAGTGTTAATGGTCAAGCTAGCCAATGGCGTTAAACAGTATGGTACGCATCAACCAGACTGGTATGGCCCCGGTGTTCGTTTTACTGGCATGACTAACAGCCTGACTAACTATCGAGTTAAGACTAGAATCCACCACATTAAGCACTCAGGTACCCATAATGGGCGTGCGATGGGGCGTGTGGAAGTCCTGTTGTTAGACCCTAATGGGGCAACGATTGGTCGCTTTGGTCTAGCTGATTCTAATTCTGGCGGTACACCAACGTGTTACTTACAAATTACTAAGCCGGGTGGCACGTTTGCCGGTGGTGATGGTAAACATGAGACGTTCTACAATGGTAAGGGCCCTTCAGGTAGCTCTAGCAATGGCCGTGACCAGAAGATTAAAATTAAGACTGGCACTACGACTAAGACGGTGGTTAAGAAGTCTAAAAACAAGAAGACTGGCAAAGTTACCACTAAGACCATTAAGGAGAAGGTTGATAAGTATATCACGGTCGTTAACAAAGAAGAAAAGTCGGCACTAAGTACCAGTTGGCTAGAACTCGATTTAATTAAAAATGGCAAGGTGTTTAGTTGGTCAATCACGCAATACTACACCAGTGGTAGCCATTCCGGTCAGCCATGTAAAGACCCTAAGCGATTCCTGATTGTGCATGGGACGTTCGTTGACACTAATTCAGATTATCAGTCAGCTTTAGGTGGTATCGGTGGGGTGTTCTTTAAGCATTCAATTGCCGAAGATGACAAAAATGTAGGCTATGAAAACCCGTTTATGTCAATCACCCACCTAGACATTTACCAAGTTAATGATGTGGCTCAGGACGCACCTAAGTACATTGCTAATGCCGGTCAAGAGATCGTGCTAAATTGTGAGACTGATAGCACCACGGTTGGCGGTAAGCTAGCTAGTCCAATCTGGTCAACTGATTATCCTAAGCTTAGCCCGGGGGTTAATAGCCTGACTATGATTGGTGACTTAGATGACGCGCAAATCACGCTTAAATATCTACCCAGATTACTATAGCAACACTTTAAAGGCTTCCCGTTAAGGGTGGCCTTTTTACATAACTAAAATAAGGAGGTTAACAGATGGCTTTAAATAACCAGTATTTAATCCTAGATTCAAATTTAAAGCGGATTGGTACTCTGACTGTTGATGGGGCCACTAAGTTCTCTAACGACAGCGTCAAGATTCAACTAGCCGACTCAGACACGACTAGCACCAGCTATGATGATGACGTTAATGTGGGTACTAATGACACGTTTGATGGCACGATTAATCTAAATGCCCAGTCTAAGAAGTTCGACCATCAAGGTTCATTAGACGTGCTTCAAGGCCAACCTGATTCAGACAAGGTAGTGGCTGGTAACAACTTAGCCTATTATGATGCCTTGTCGGGTCATTGGTATGTCATGCGTATATACAGCGTGGAAGAGAGCAATACCGCTGCTGTTAAACACGTCACAACGGCTAACTTTACCAACCTATGCTTGTACAGTTTAGCTCATCATTATCCGGTAGCCACTACGGCTAGTGCCAGCACGATTCAGACGGCATTTAACGAGTGCTTTAATGCCACTGGCTGGACGCTAGACTATCAAACCACTAATGTAATGACACCATCTATTACCATTGACGGCAAGACTAAAGCTAGTACGCTGATTCAGACGCTAATTCAAACGTATGATGTTGAAATTGACCCTTATGTTGAGATTGATAGCCAAGGAAACATCACGAAAAAGGTGTGTGTCATTACTGACCAGCTGAACAATGACGTGGTCTATAACGAGGCAGTATTTGGTAAAAACATGACTAGTATTAAACGGACAACCGTCTCAACACCTGTCACTAAGCTAATCCCATATGGCGCTAACGGTAGCACGATCGCCTCGGTTAATGATGGTAAGCCTTATATCGTTGATGATGATGCCAACCAGAAATATAACCCTGATTGGCAAGCTGGTCTGTACTATGAAGCCATTGTTACTGCTAATCAGATTAGTAACTCAGCCGGTTTAAAGTCATGGGCTCAGGATATGCTCAAGCTATACAACCACCCTAGAACGTATTATGAGGTAAATGTAACACCCAACTTTAATCCACCATTAGGTGCCACAATTAGGTTTAAAGATGAGTTAATTGAGCCCGTATTAGACGCCAGTGGCCGGGTTATTCAACGGACAATCAGCTTTGCTAACCATTATGGCAACACGGTTGGGTTTGGCGAGTATACAACTGTTCAAGTAGCCACGCCGGCATGGATGGAACAATATCAGAACGCACTCAGTAAGGCGGTTGATGAAGCTAAGAAGGACACTAGTTCAATTAAACCAGTCGCTTTAACGCCTGACGGTAACAATTTCACTGATACCACCCAGACTAAACGGTTGATTTTACAAGCTTGGGAAGGTAGTACCAATATCTCATCATACATTGACAGCAAGGGCTTTATCTGGCGCCGTTACAACACTGATGGCACGGTCGATAGTAGCTATAAGCAAACAGGCTACTTAATTAATGCGGCTAGTAACGCTGTTGGTACCTTACACGGCACAATTGAATCCGACTATATCCAAGATGACCCGGAAATTAAGCTAGACACCACTAGTATCAGCTATTTAGGGGTCTATGGTCCCGATGATAATGGGGCGCATTCAGCCACTCAATACATGGCACGTTTAAGCAATGGACAGTACCTAACTAGTCGGGCTCGTGACGATAGTGGCTCTAGTGATACCATGTTTGCTTTACAAGACAGCAAGTTTGCCGTGCAGTCAGTGATGTTACAAATTCACGGTCAACATGGTGGAACATTCGGCGTGCAGGAGGTTAATAACACGGTCTATATCTGGAACATTGTGAGCTTGAAGAATGACCATAATTATATTCTCGTACGGTTCCCATATGTAGCGGGTGTGACTTTAGAGCCCACTGATAGTCGAGTTCAACAGGTTATGCCCCTTAAAGGGTACGGCCGAGTTAACTATGACCGTCAACATGATATGGTTTCAGTTGGCTATTCAGATGGCTCCACTGACATTCTCAAAGCTAGTGACCTGTTAGCTGGTAATTACAACGTGCTATACAACTTTAACATCACCGATTATGGGATTGATTTTAATCAGAACACTTACCAGTCTGAATGTTTGGACTTCCCTTACTTCTACTTTGCGGCCGGTGGTGGTGAAGCTGAAACAACTGACGATCCCCATAAAGTGTGGGCGTTAAATGTTGTGCATAAAGGAGCCGAGTTTGAAGCTTACTTTGACAATGATATGGTACTGCCCAACCTAACCGATGAAAGCCGTGAAGTGGAAACTTGCAACGTCTTTTACCAGGGCACACAGGCCTACTTGTTAGTGACCTTCAATACCCGGGTGCTAGAGATTGACCCCTATTCAGCTGAAAAGGAAAAAGTGTACACGATTCCCATCACCAAACGGCCGGTAGCTAGTGTGATTGATAAAGGGACAATCAATGAAAATGATAGCACGGCCGATTAGAAGGGAGGTGAATTAGATGGCTGAATCTAACGCAACTCAGGTCATTCTGACAGATGATGGCATCAAAATTATCAATGCTCAAAATACGGCTGATAATGCCGCTAGTCAGGCAGAAAATGCTGATAGTGCCGCTTTAATCGCACAGTCTACAGCGAATGCCGCTAAATCAGCCGCAGATAGCAATTACAACTACGCCAATTCAGAAATAGCAGTCCAGTCTAATGCTACTTCTAAAGCTCAAAGTACGGCTGATAATGCGTTTAGCCAAGCAACTACAGCAATAGATAATGATAAAGTAACTAGTCAATCAGTGACAGACCTCAAAGACGGTTCCAAGCTAACGATTGCTGACCTAGAAAACGGACTAGCTACTAAGGTTGCTAACTCAGATTATGCTAGTTACAAGGTTCAAACAGCTAGTCAGATAGCGCAGAAAGTTGACAATGGTGCTTTCTCAGCTTACCAAACAACTACCGCAGACTTAATAGCACAAAAGGTAGCTACTAGTGACTTCTCAGCCTATCAAGCAACAACCGCTAAGGAAATATCTAGCAAAGTTGAATCTAGTGACTTCAAAACCTATCAAACACAAACTACTGATATGATTGCTAGTAAGGTTTCAACCGTTGATTTTAATAATCTAACAATAAGCAACCGTAACCTAGCACTCGGAACAGCTACGCCAATAACGTTTCCTGGTAAGAACATAGATAATCAAGCGCAAGTTGGTTACCAGTTTTCGAGTGTAATACCACTTGGAACTGTAGTAACAGTAACATTTGACGTATCATCTTCTACTGGTGTTGGTGAGTTCGTAATGCAGTTCTACGGAAGTGATAGTGGAAGTAACTGGCAAACTATTGCTAAAGATAACCTAGTCAATGGAACAAAGCATGTATCTGTTACTCTTACAACTACTGGTACTCATTTACATGTTTACCCAAGAATTAACTTTGCTACCGGGAACATAGCATTTAGCAACTTTATTATTTCTGAGTCTTCAAAAGAGGTAAATTGGACTCCTGCACCAGAAGACCAAGCTAGTCAAACACAAATAACACAGTTAAGTGATGATATTAACCTTAGAGTTACTAAGGGCGATTTAATTGATGAAATTAACCTTCAAGCTGGTAATACCCTAATATCGTCTAGTGGTCAATTAACACTAACTGCTGACACTGTTTTTTTTGATACTAAGAAGCCAGTTATAATTCCTAACGCGAATATTACTGATACATTAAACGGTAAAACGTTCCATGGGGGCGACATCATTAGCAATGCCAATAACACCGCTAAATATTATCCAATGACTATTACGCCAGACGGGGCGTATAAGTCAACGTACTTTGACAGTGCGGTTGGACTGCAATCAAGCGTTGAATCTGGGGCGATTAGCTATAAATATCGCTCAATGATCGGCAGTGGGCAGTACTTAGCTTATGATTCAGTAATTAACGGTCAAGGTTTCGAGTCGCAATCAGGTTATACGTCAGCTAAAGATACAACTTTTTCCAATCCGGAGACAATCACGGGCTATGTTAACGTAACACCAGCCTCAGGAATCTATCTATATGGGCCAACACAAAAAATAAACTTTGCTGGTAATGCCGATAATATTGGCAGTAACGGGATTACTATGGATGCTTATGGCAATATATATGCACAAGCGAATTCTTCTTATTGGCGAATTAGAGATATTAATAGCAATGATATTGCTGACTTCGGTATCGACACTGCTGGTGCTAACAATATTTTCTTGCATCGCGAACTGGATATTGGTAACTTCCAAATTAACACTGGTCATACGTTTACTAGTGCTGATAATCAAGCTATTCACTTTGCAATGGGTAAAGGTGGCGCCGCCGACATCTATGCCGGTGCCGTTCACTATACTAGCTTAGTTAAATCGTCTCTATTAAGTGTTAAGCAGGACGTTCAAAAGGCTGACACAGCTTATTGGGCGCAGCTAGTTAACTCAATTGACTTGGCAACCTACCAGTACAAAACCGACGATAATACCAGTCATTTGCGATTATCTAGCATTGTTGACGACGTTAATGTAACAAAACAGTGGCAATTGCCAGACGTATTTATTAGTCGTGATGAAAACGGCAAGCTAAATGGGGTGGATGACAGTGTGCTTTTAAATGCCACCCTAGCCACGGTACAGGAACAACAGAAGCAAATTGACCAACTAAACGGTCACAACATGGAATTGGAAGCTAGACTAAACAAATTGGAGGCCAAATTAAATGGATAGCATTTTGATTACAAATTACAAACCAGATTACACGAACAACATTATGACCATTAGCGTTCAGATTAACACGCTGGGTATCAGTTCACAGGTCAGTATTACCATGGATGAATTTAACACTGCCATTGCTGGAGGTGCTGGTGGCATTGATAGCGTTAAGTTAAAAGTATTAAATACTCTGATTGATAGCCTGACTGCTTTAAAGCCAGTTACCACGACTACGACAACCACTACCACACAGGAGGCTTAAATTATGAATATCGATGCACAGGCCTTAATTAACAAGATGACGAGTAACTATGCCCAAGCAATTGCCGTTAAAGATCAGCAATTAGCGATGGCACAAGTTCAAATTGACCAGCTCAATGCCAAGTTGGCCGAGAAGGAGGCACCTAAAGATGGCGAAGACGCTTAGTTTTACCGATACTTCACCACAAACGGTTAAAATTGGTGATACCACCACTAGCTTCACACTAGTATGTGGCAATGATAATGTGGCAACGGACTTAACTAGTGCCACTTCAATTACTGTTAAATTGGGCAATGATAGTGGCTATCTTAAATCAGCCACAATTGACCCAGCTAGTTTAACCGAACCAACGACTGGTCAAGTTACCGTTACCTTTAACGCTGACTTGATGACTAGTTTAACCGCTGGTAGCTATGCCATTGAAGTATGGGTGGTTGATAGTACCGGGACGTCAATCTACCCTAGTGATGGGTCAACCGGGTTTACCATTACCAATAACATTCAAAGTACCAATGGTAGCACGATTACGACCATTACTTTTGATGACTTTGTGGAAGCAATGAATAAAGCCGCAAGCACAATCGCTAAGGGTGACAAAGGCGATACGGGTACGGTTGATAATGCTGGTTTGACCACAGCACCAGCTTTTGTTGCGCTACAAACGCAGGTGAATAATAGTGCGGTTGGGACTAACTTATATGTTGATACTAAAGACTTTGATAACCCTAGTGCATGGAATCATTGGGGGTATTCTTACAAAACTGGAGAAAAAATTAATGGACTAACAGTCATGGGAACGAAAGCTAATTGGTCTGGTTTAGGACAAATTATACAGGTCAAAAAAGGCGATACTTACACCTTCTCAGTGTATGCAAGATATGAAAGCGGTACTGGTAAATCTAAAGTGTTCTTAACACCTGATAGCGGTCTGAGTGTTGTCAATATTGCGAACATACAGGTTTCTTTAAATGAAACATGGCAAAGGGTCACAGAAACTGTGACAATAACCAGTGATGGGCAAATAAATGCTCGTATTGAAAGAACTGATGACAACACTAACACCTTACTCATTGCTGGGCCTAAACTTGAACGAGGGTCTAAGGCAACTGATTGGTGCCCTAATCCATCAGAAATTTTGACACAAGCAGATTACGCAAAAATACAAGCAGCTATTGTAGCACTAGGAGGTTCTTTGTCATGAGTTTTGATTTAAGCGAATTTTTAACAGAAGGGTTAATTGACAGTATTAACAATGGATTGATTCCATCGGACTTAGCAACTGTATATGCTGGCAATTATCTAGTAAAATCACTGATTACCCAAGCTCAGGTTACTCAAGTATCCGATGCAATTACAGCATACAAAGCTGCACAGGCATCATCTACCATAGATAATAGCAACGCACAATAGGAGGTAGACAATTGAATAAGCACAAATTAAGGGCACTCATCTTAATGGTGGGCGCCATTTTTATGGCCTTTTTAATGGTCAATTTAAACAGTCAGGCTTCAACTAGCCGTGACCAAGGGGTCGACTGGTCTAAATATAACGGTAATAGTGGGACATTCGGCTATAGCACCGATAAGTTTGTATTCTCCCAGGCGGGTGGCTTCTATGGCGGTACTAATATTCCTCAGACCACGTATAACAGCCAAGTTAAATCAGCTAAACAGGCTGGTAAACGAGTGCACACCTATTTATGGGACGGTGTTGGTGGCAATATGACCAATGCCAAGGCGATGATGGCCTATTACTTGCCACGAGTTAAGACGCCCAAGGGTAGTATTGTGGCGCTAGATTATGAGGATGGTGCTTCTAATAGTGTGACAGCTAACACTAATGTCATTAAAGCTCAATTTAAGTTAATTAAGGACGCTGGATATACCCCTATGCTGTACTCCGGCAAGGCCTACCTCAATGCTCATGTTAATGTGGCTGCTATTGTCAAAGCCTATGGTAGCTGTCTATGGCTAGCTGAATATCCGGACTACTTGGTTAGAACTAAGCCGGATTATAACTGGTTCCCTAGCATGGACGGCGTGGCTATCTTCCAATTCACTAGCATGTATAAAGCAGGCGGATTAGACGGCAATGTCGATTTAACGGGCATTACTAAATCAGGCTACACGACCGCTAGCAAGAAACAAGCTCAAGCCAACGTTAAGAAAGCTCAGGCAGCTAAGAAGGCCACCTTTAAGGTCGTTAAATACAGCCAGCGAGGGGTGTTCTATCCTAACCGGACACTAGCTGTTCGCTACACGGATTCAGACAAGGTACGTCAAGTTGCTACTTATTACAAGAGTGAGAGTGTAATTTACAACGCGGTTATTATTGAACACGACTATGTGTGGGCCCGTTATACCCGTTCAAATGGTCTGTATGGATTTATCAAGTTAGGTGTCACTAATGGTCATGACTACGGGAATCGAGTTACTGGTCAGCTGGTTAGTCATACGTATTACACAGTCAAGTCTGGCGACAGCTGGTGGACAATCGCACAACGCAACGGCCTAAGCATGACTACACTAGCTAGCCATAATGGCAAGACGATTTACACCACTATCTATCCTGGCCAGCGATTGGTGGTGCGGTAATGGCACAATACGACGATACAACTAAGTTATTAATGGATATTCAAAAGGATGTGGCTGCCACCAAAACAAAAGTTGAGAACATCGAAGAAAAGCTGAATCAAGTTGACGATATTGGCGACAAAGCGGACAAGGCCCTGGCCAAGTCCATTGAAGCTAGTCATCAAATCGACCGCGTTACAACTATTCAAAATTGGTTGATCGGGGTCTTGGTTAGTGGCGTGCTCGTCACGTTAGTTATTTACATCGCGGAAAAGTTCCTTTAGGAGGGAAAAATAATGACAAAATTTTTAAATGTAATTCAGGCAACACTCAAAGCTAACTACAAGAAGCCCGCTTATTGGGCCCAGATTATCGGGTCCGTGTTGATTATTGGCTTAGCTGTCGCAACGGTCTTTTTTGGTGTTAAGATTGACGCTAATGCAGTTGTGTTAGTGATTACCGCCGTGGGGGCAATCCTAGCTTTTGTCGGGGCAATTACGGATAATTCTATTTTGGAAGATACCGGCAATACGATCAAAACCAAGTCGAGCACGTTAGCTTATACGGAACAAACGGTCGTGGAAGCTTTGGCAGAAGCTCAAGCTAAGATTGAAGCAGCTAACTCAGCAGCGGCTAGTCAAGCCGAAGCCCAAGCGTCACAAGCGGTGGTGGCGGCTTACAGTCAAGCGGCTAGCGCGGCAGCAGTTGGTGACACGGCCACGGCTAGTTCAGCAGCCACTTTAGCGTCATCACTAGCGGCTAATTTGGATACCAATGCGCAATCAGACGTTGAAACGACGTCAGAATCCGCCTCACAAGCAAGCTAAAAGTAGTATAATAATCGTGAACTGTTCTAGTCCCCTATGCTTCGGTGTGGGGGATCCTTTTATTAACAGAAATATACAAAAAGAACCAGCCAAGGCTGGTTCAAGGTTTAAATAAATAAAATGGGTGTTCTACTCCCTAGGAATTAAGAAGGGAACAATAATGATTATACCTCAAAGTGGATAAATATCACAAGGACTTATTAATATGTTTGTATAGACTACTTTCGGTATTGTAATATAAACTGACAAGCGTTATTATGTCCTTTGTCCTGTTATTAGTATCATGGCTTTCGAATCCCTCCAAGATTGTCAGCTAATGATGCCAGAGGTGATGAGGATAATCTTCTGCTTTGATGGGTGGAAGATTTTTTTATATTACTTACCCGTGTATTTGGTTAGTGCGATTTTAGTTTTAGCATAATTAGTTGTCAATATAGTTAATGAGACAACTACTAGGGTTTACAGAGTAGTAAGCAATAAGTATAATAATATCTGTCTCTAGTGTAGTTTCTAGATGATAGTTATAACTTGATTAATTCCCCTGCGCTTCGGCGTGGGGGATTTTTTTAATAACTAATATTCAGAAGTATACATTTATGTCTTAAAGACAAATAAAGACAAATTTTTGAAATTAGTAGTGTTTTTTAGTACAAATGAAAAAAGCTTGAATGCCGTTAAATCAACGTTTAACAGGATTCAAACTTCATCTAGTTTACCAAATTATGCCCCAGGCAGGATTCGAACCTGTACATTGTTTCCAATACAGCGACCTGAACGCTGCGCGTCTGCCAGTTCCGCCACTGGGGCAGTTGCTTTAACAACAATATCCATTATAGCGAAAAGTAACAAAAAAATAAACCTTTTTCTATATTTATGCAGTTGATATTAATTGTAATTGTAAATTGGTTGCTTAGTTACTGGGGCTGGCCTTAATTAGCATGGAATAACTGTACGCCGAAATACTGAAATTACTACCGGCAAAAAATGCATCCAAAAAGTCACCCATCCCAGCAGGTTCAACGACACTGCTTGAATGGGTGACAACTTGTCTGTTTATTAATTTGCTTGTTTGGTCGTGATACTACCATCTAAATAAACAAAGTAACTATTCAGATAATGCCCCCGGCCGCCATTAGCCGTTTTCTGATAAGCATCGACCTGATAATAGTGGTGGCCGTGTGCATCTTGATTGGCAGTTGGTACGACACCAAAGGTTTGTTGCTTGGGATCGTTGAGCACTTGCCCGACGGCGGCCACTGCACTAGTTGCGCTAGTGATATGGTCGTCAGCAGCTTGATAATGGTCACCAGATTGCTTCTTAGCACTAGCATCAGCCGCCGCATTGGCACGACTAGTTTGCTCCGCGCGGTTAGCGGCTGCAACTGAGTTCGCTTGCTTAGTGGAAATACTTGGCTCAGCTTGGGAAGTGCAGCCCGTTAAAAGGAATAGGGCGCAGAAACTGATTAAAATTGCCCGGGTCACGTTCGGACCTCCTTATTTCGTTTGTTCTTGGGACAAGCTCGGATAAGGGGCTTGTCGGATGATGTTCGAATCAACGATGGTCATCACACCGATTGACAGAAGTAACAGGATCACTAAGATTAATTTTTTCAT